ATTTCTATTAAGTATGTTAATCAAGATTTTGCTGGAAACCCTGGAACTGGAACAGATTATGCATATATAATTAACGGTATTTCTATGGGGCAGTGGTCAGAGATGTACAATGCTTCTTCCCTAGGAATAGAGGCGTACACGGCCATGTCTGACACTAATATTAATGCAGATGGATATATTTCTGGAGGACAATACGGTCTTGGTGCAAATGATGCAAGGTATCTGGTAGTAGATAACAAATTGCTAGCACAAAATACTTCTATGCCAATGGTATATGGGTCATCAAATCTAACTAAAATAATTCCAAATCCTGTAGCTGGATCTCCGTCTCTCATTGTCCCAGGTCTCGGGATGATGCATGACAGCGGACGCTACAACACCTATACATTTGAAACTTGGATTCGTATAGACTCAAGAACTAGCCTATCTCGTAAAATACTTGGCCCAGTATTTTCGGACAATGGCCTATATGTGGATGGACCTTTCTTAAGATTAAAAGCTGGAAGCGTTACTGGTTCCTACTTTGTTGGCGAGTGGTATCGTCCAATGCTCGTAAATATTAGACTAGGTTTAGATGCAGCAAGCTTGCTAATTAATGGAGAAGAAGTTATCTCATTTGAGTTCAGTACAGAAGAGGCTGACTACGGAAACAACACAGATTATGTCGGTGGCATTTGGGGATTTTATGCATATGAAGATGTTCCAATTGTAGAAATTGACTGCCCAGCGATCTACTCTTACTCTGTGCCAGCTATTGTTGCAAAAAGAAGATTTGGATTTGGACAGGCAGTAGAGTCCCCAGATGGAGTAAATAAATCTTTTGGAGCTTCGACGGCATTTATTGATTACTCTGTAGCAGACTACACAAATAATTATCACTATCCAGACATGGGCGATTGGTCACAAGGAATTACAGAAAACGTCATAACTGGTAATAATACTTTGGCTACGCCAGAGCATGAGCTGCCAGATTTTGTATTCCAATCAACAAACTACGACACATGGTTTGCAGCTCAGTCTGCAGCTAATCCATATTGTACATTTAATGGCAATCCAGGATTTATTCGTTTTAATGACCTATCAATTTCAGATCAAAGCACTAAAGCTGCCTATATAATTTTTGGGGTTGAAAGCTTTACCACTGACGAACAGATTTTGTTTAAGATTGTAAATAAAATTACAGGAGACTTTTTTGCTGCCAAGCTAGTCTTTGATGAAGTTATCTACACATTAACTTCTAAGGGCATCGAGCAACAGCTGGATGTTAAGGGAGGAGTGGTTTTAAATCAACCAATCTTTGCGGGTGCAGCCTTTGACGCTCTTGGCAATACTTTTGGTGCAGATGTTCAATCTTTCTTTAGCAATTCTTCGCAACTTTTAATGTTTGTGGCTGGAGATAGCTCATACGAAAATTTGTTTGTCGGCAATATTTATAAGGTGGGGCTTGCAACACAAAGAAACTTAGCAACAATATCAAGCTACTTTGGTATTGACGAAGATTTGGGTATTGTAGATGGTGGGCTATATAACACAGCCACATGGCTATACGTGGTAGATGGAGGCACCCCAAGCTCATTCAATACAGATGCGGTATACTCGCACATTGCAACCTATACCCTGGTAGCTTCCAATGATTACGGAATATTTAAGATTGACATAGACTCAGACTCTTACTGGCAAGACTACGTGCCGCTGTCATACTTTTCTCAATTTGTTAAAAATGAACTAGACCAAGACTTCTACGATCTTGACTTTATTCAGTTTAACATTAACTACCCAGCTATCCCAAAGTTTTTACTAAACTCTTATATTACAGAAAACGAGCTAGTTAGAACCTATGTCAGCTTCCAGCTAATTGCAGAGGGTGCTAACAAGCAGCTATCGTCATTCTCTAATATTGAGCCTGCCTCAGAAAATGGAGTTCTTAATCCAACAGCAAATCAGTATCAAGGGTCTTGGCTAAATACAGCCTATGAGGTCGTAGACGGAACAATTATCTATCCACCTAGAGACATCTCATTTGATGACGTGGCAATTGTTACCCATGTTGTGCTCAAAGTTCGTAATGGTTTAAGTAACAAGGTAGAGATTAAAAAGATACAGTATGCATCTCAAGCATTTAACGCACTTTCTGCAAACCCCATCGGAACCAAGTTTGACGTTCCAGTATATCCATATCAGAAATATGCAGCGTACTTTGACTACAAATCTAGAAATCCGCACAGAATTTATAAAGGCAGCACGCCACACCTGTATCTGACAAGAAAGACTGGTATTCAAAAGGTAGGAGACTACGATCCTCTAATTAACAGGGGCTTTTTGGTTAACGTTAACAACAAGCAGGCAGATGAGTATCGTGTAATTGCTTCCCAAATGTTTTTATATTATGACAAAGACACTTTTCCTTCAGAACAAGTAAAGATATTTGAAATCCAGTCTCAGTATAGCTATGTCAAAGTGTACATGGAGCCGCTAGGGTCTTCTCGTAAAAGAGCTAGAATTTTTGCAATCAATGCAAATACTGGAACTACCCAGGATGCCATAGCTTTTTACATTAACGGCAAACTAGTTAAAGATCCAGTAATTAATGTAAACGAGTGGACAACATTTGGGATTAGGTTTGCACAGCCAATCGTATTTGACAATGTAGCGGGGGCTATTAGATTTACTGGGCCGTTGCTAGTAAATAGCATCTCTTACTACGAGTCCAGTAGCCTTCAAGAAGTTGAGAGACAGTCTGTAAGACTTTGGGATGCTGTAGAGATTAATGGAACAGACTGGCAGTATTGGCTAGATCTTTTAAATCAGTATGGAGAAACATACCAATGGGGCGATGTATTGGTTATTTCTTCTACGCAATACGCAGGAATTGACCCATCTGACATTTATCGAGCCTATACTGGTACAAATAAGATAATTGGAGACGATAATGCAACATTTTATCTTGGTGGGGCAGGATATAAAGTAACTAATGGTCAGCTTTGGTCAACCTATACCGAGAAACCGCTATAGTATGGTATACTAGTGGTTATGAGTGATAAATTTGTAGATGCTTTTGGGAAAGCCAAAGTAACTTTAGTAGACAAGGCCTATGACTGGGGTATTTATGTTTGGAAAAAGTCAGATGGCAAGTGGTTTACAGATGGTCAGGGTAATATTCTAAATATCCCGTCTCGTAAACACGATGAGAATCAAATTCAAAAACTTAGAGATGCAGCAGCCTACCACGGTGAGCCAGATGGCAAAGAATACTTTTTTGCTGGACTGGGCAGGGTAACCGATGAAGAGTATTCAGAGCAGGTAGACCGAATGAAGGAAGGTCTTATCCCTAACCTTAATGACCTTGGTGCGGTCCATGCGGCACAGCAAACCTTGAAACAGTACGGAGATGAAGGCTAATGTCAGAGCAATACTATATTAATGCAAATCTTGATCCAGAAATGCAACAGGATGACACCTTTAAGAAACAGGACCCATTTGCAAAGAACTGGTCAGATCTCAAGTCTTTCTCTGGCCTTGAAAAGAATTTTAAGAGGCGTGCGGACAGAATGGCAAAAGCTTATGAGTCCCAAGTTCCTAAAGATATTGATGTAAATAATGAAGCATATCTAGATTCTGCGTCTGCACGTAGCACTGGAAACGGGGCAGGGACAAAGCAGATCAATCCTGGCTCAGTTTACAATAACGGATATGGCATGTTTGATGTCATTACCCCACCATGGAATCTGTATGAGCTAGCTAACTACTACGACACCTCTTTTGCTAACCACGCAGCCATTGACGCAAAGGTAGAAAACATTGTAGGGCTAGGCTACGACTTCCACATTTCTGAGCGTACGCAACTTAGGCTAGAGTCTGCAATGGATGACGGCCAGCGTGACCGTGCTCGTAATAGAATTGAAAGACTACGCATCGAGATGCGAGACTGGCTAGAAAATCTTAATCAAGATGATTCCTTTACCAACACAATGATGAAGTTCTTTACAGATGTTCAGGCAACTGGAAATGGCTACCTTGAAATCGGAAGAACTACAAAGGGTGAGATTGGATATGTGGGCCACATACCAGCAACCACTCTTCGTGTTCGTCGCCAGCGTGATGGCTTTGTTCAGATCATTGGTCAAAAAGTTGTATACTTTAGAAACTTTGGGGCAAAGAATCAAAACCCAGTCACCGCTGACCCAAGGCCAAACGAAATTATTCACTACAAAGAGTACTCTCCACTAAACACTTATTATGGAGTGCCAGACATTATGTCTGCTATTTCTTCGCTACACGGAGACCAGCTAGCTAACCAGTACAACATTGATTACTTTAGCAACAAGGCTGTTCCAAGGTATGTCGTAACACTAAAGGGTGCAAAGCTTTCTGCCGAGGCAGAGGACAAGCTGTTTAGATTCTTGCAGACAAGCCTTCGTGGTCAGTCTCACAGGACCCTATACATCCCACTACCAGGAGACTCTGACACCAACAAGGTTGAGTTTAACATGGAGCCAATTGAAAATGGGGTACAGGAGGCATCATTTAACGAATACCGCATTCGTAACAGAGAAGACATTCTTGTAGCTCATCAGGTGCCTCTGTCTAAAATTGGTGGTGGGGACACCTCTGCTATTGCATCAGCATTGGCACAAGATCGCACTTTTAAGGAGCAGGTGGCAAGACCAGCACAAAAGAATCTTGAAAAAATGCTTAACAAGATTGTTCGTGAAAAGACAGACATTCTAGACCTCAAGTTTAACGAGCTTACCCTAACCGACGAAATTGCACAATCTCAGATTATTGAGCGTTATGTAAAGACCCAGGTTATGACTCCAAACGAGGCAAGGCAGCAGCTGGGATTGCCTCAAAGACCAGACGGAGACGAAGTATTTGAAATGAGTCCACGCCAAGCAACTGATGCAAGGGCAAATCTAGCGGATAACAGACAACGGGATGCCGAAAGAGCAAACAACCAATCTGACGGAGAAGCTACTATTTCAGGACGAAATGCACAAGGAGAAGGCCCTTCTAGCGAATAAATAACAGTATTCTACCATAATTATGTTATAATATTGTTAACTAATACAAAAAGGGTTATATAATAAGGTTAGTATGACTATCTCTAAAGCACAATGGGATGCAGACGGCGACAACCTCCGTCTCTCAATGCCATTTAGCAAGGTTGACAAAGAGAGGCGAATCGTCTCAGGATTTGCCACACTTGATAACGTAGACAAGCAGAATGACATAGTCACAACCGACGCTTCTCTTAAAGCTTTTAACAAGTTCCGTGGCAACATTCGTGAAATGCACGAGCCAATTGCTGTTGGCAAAATGGTTTCTTTTAAGGAAGACAAGTA